TCGCCATCGTTGTACTCTATGTCATCAAGTGCATAAAGCCAATCGTTAAACGTAATCTTCGCGGTCAGGCCACCGTCCTCGCTGCTTGCGCCGGTAAAATATTGCCGCCCCATATCGATTCTGTCGCCGTCGATTTCTGCAAAATACTCCATGTATTGCCCGTCCTGTAGATATTCATACAATCCATACGGGTTGATCATATTGTAAAGCTGCTCAGAGTTGTCAATCGTCGCTGTTACCTCCGCAGACGGTAAACTTTCCGCCCATGGGCTGACCGATTGTTTCACGCTGATGGACGCGGTATTGTCTGCGCCATACTCGTACTTGATTCCGAAAACAGCCTCGCATACGCGCACCCGGCGGAACGGGACATTTGTGCGGACAAATTCGAATCGAACACGCCGATAATTCTGCACCGGCATTTCAATCGTGTGCTTCCAGCTGGCAGGGTAAGTTGTCATCGTACTCAGTACCGTGTCCGTCGCGTCATATGCCGTCGTGATGACCTCTGCCGGGTAGTATCCAGCAAGTTTATCATCGAACATCAGCATAAAACCAAAGCTGTCCTGATTCTGATCAAATACGAATTCCAGCCACGGATTCGATTCGAACGTCCCATCTGCGCCGCTCATATCAGCAGATTGCCAACCAGTCTGTACAGTAGACAGATCATCCGGATATAGTTCAAATGACCCGTCAAGAGCGAAAAGATTGTGCTCTAGCGTCCCGTATTTCGCGGATGCACGTTCGATATCGTCATGCGTCTGATCAATCTGTGACGCCGGCGATTGCGCCGACGATGATGCCTGCGCAGTTGCCGCCGCCTCCGGCGCAACCACGCCAAACACAAAACCCAATTCCGCAAATCTGACATCCCGATATGCATTATAAACCGCAGTAGGCGGCGGCTCTCCACGGATGACCTCCTGCGCGGTGGCTTTGAGTTCGACGTTATACCAATACGGCTCGCCGTTGCGATAGCGAAAAACCTTTTGATTGCCGATTTCAATAGAGAACTTTCCGGATGTGTCCCCGTCCGCCGGGTCTGGGTACTGGATATCCACGAAATCGCCGCTGCGGGCAAGGGGAACGAGCTGCGCAAGCAAGCCGCTGGGCAACCATTCCCAGCTTGCGGAGATTTCCCGCCGCCAACCCGTGATGTCCCGGACAACCTTGCCTGAAGCCATCGTGGCTTTTTTCGCCTCATAGCTGCCGCCGACTTCCAGAGTACGGGTGCGCGGCATGGTGATACCGCCAATGATGATTTTATCCATAAGTCACACCTCTCTGCTTGCTCACCTGCGGCAAGTGATCTGCGACAATTCGCGTCACTTCCCGACCATCCAGATAGACAGGCACCTCCACGACAATCCGATCACTGACGCCGCCGCCCTGCATCGCAGCCGCGATCCCGTTCACTGTTGCTTCGCTGGCTCGCTGATATGCGGATACCTGCGGAGATTCCGGAACCGGGATACTGTCTGCAATCTGGCGGGCTACGGCACGCATCTGCTCGACAAACCCAACGCCAATACCCTGCGCCATGTAGTCGCCGATCTCCGCAAAAACCTTGGAGGGACTGTTGATGTCCATGGCCGCGCGTGCCGCTTCCGCAGCAGCTTCGAGCGCTCGACGCACTTCATTGACCACGCCGCTCTTGCCATCCCTGATGCCCTGAGCGACGCCCTGCATTAATTGCAACCCAACGTCCTGCATTCCTGTTTTATAGCTTTCAGCTAGCTTTATTTCAGCATCCATAATTTCGGCGGTCTTTTGCTGCATTTCAGGCGAACCTTCCGCCATGCCCTGCATCATAGTCTTAATTGATGCCGAGCCAGCGCCCATAATCGACGCAGATTTATTTTGCATAGTCGTAGTCAGCGCCCCCGTTAGTGCTGCGCTTAGCGTAGCCACTGCCTGCGCCATCCCGCTTGCGTCAATGTTTGCCGTGTCGATTTTCAGTTCTATAGGCATAGGGCCTATGTCCTTTGCCGCCTGTTCCGCAATCAGATTGGCCTTCTCCTCATATAATGCCGCGTATTTTTCCAGCTCGGTCTCAGTCATTGTGCTTAATGCGTGAATTTGCGATGCGGCAGACGGCCCCATTTCCTTTAGTTCGTCCAGCAGGGGACCGGTAATCCCCTTTCCGGCGAGCTTTTCCATATCGTCCTGCCAATTTTTAAAGGCATCCACTTGATCTTGAAGGTTTTGAAGCAGTTTGCCGCCGGTTACTTCTCTGTCCTTTACCACCTCGTCAAACAGTCCGGCGTAACTGCTTAATGCGCTTGCGCGTGCCTCCAAATCAGATGCGTACTGGTCAATCAGCTTTCGCCGGTCTTCCATGATTTGCTTTTCAACGCTGTATAGTTCTTTTTCAGCTTCGATTTGCTCATCTGCAAGCAGATTTTTCCGATTTACGACACGCCGCCAAGCTTCAAGCTCCTCCTTTTCACTCAACCGGCCATAATACTTCTGTTCCTCAATCCACTTTTTTGATGCTTCCAGAGATTCCTTTGATTCGTTTTTGCGGGCAGTATAAAGTTTTTTCTGCACTTCTGCAAGTTCATCAGCCTGTAATTCAGCGACGCTTAGCATCTGCCGCCAGAAATCCACCTCATCGCCAATAGCAAGGCGGTTGTAAAACTTCTGGTCGGATATCCAATCGTTTGCAGCCTTTAGCACATTTTTGGACATTTTTGCAGCCGCGTCTTCCGCTTTATCAGAATTGTCTTCGATGCCCTTGGCAAGTCCGACGTCAAACCACATGCCTGACTTCATCATGACCCTTGAAGGAGAATTGATTTCAGCCTCTTTATTCGCTGCTGCCTTTGTTTTTTGCATCAACCGCCGTGCCGCAGATTCGGGTAAATACGTGTTATTATCAATGCCGGTTGCAACGCCAGATGCGAAGTAAAGCCCCGTGTCGGTCGTATCTACGGATTTTGCGCCATCATTACCCTTGTTTGTAACGTTTACGCCAGCGTCGTAAACCGTACCGCTTCCGCTGTCCATGCCAGCCGCGCGGGCGGCAGTTTCTTCCTTTCCCGCTTGCTCTGCGATAATCTTAGCTTCATTCGCGCGCCGCTTCGCCTCTTCAACCTCGTTTTTCGTAACTGTTTCCGGATATTTTTGTGACATGGCAAGCACCGTTTCATAGTATGCCTGCGCGTCTTGTGCTTGTTGCTGTAGTTGTGCGGCGTTGTCGCCCGTAAACTGTTTTAAGTTCAAGCTTAGTCTGCCATATGTTTGGATAATCTCATCAGAGCTTCCCGAAACAGCTGTTGATTTTATGTTTTCATATTCCTTGATGGTATTGGCATTCTCTACATAAGCATCCTCATTGTTTTGCAGGTTTTTTGAAAGTTCGAGAAGCTGGGCGTCTGTTTCTTTAATCTCATTTTCCAGTCTATCAAATTCTTCAATATTCCCGTCAAGACGTGCCTGCTCCTGGGCCGCTTTAAGGTCAAGCCACAGCTGGTGATTTTTCTCCATTTCTGTGTCGGTTTTTGCAAGTTCTGTAAGCAAATTTTGTTGTGACTGTATTGCGGCCTGGTATCCTTCCTGATTTGCATCAAGCCAAGCTTTTAGACCTTCCTTTGCAATTAGTTCTTCCAGCTTGTCTGAAGTGCGGACATATGCATTTCCTTCTTCATCGATCCATTGCACAGCATCAGGCATAATTTCGTTGATCATGCTTGTTAAAACGCGCGCACGTTCCTGGTCAGCGGTATTGACGCGCCCAGTTGAATCTGTCAGGGTATCTAATTCGGCAATCATGCTTTCTACATGATTAATCTCCGACATGGATTCGCTAAGCGCCGCATCTCGGCGTTCGGCAATCTCGTCCTGCGTTTTTTCGTATTCTTCGTACGCCGATGTAAGTTCTTCCACCCGATCGCCAAGCCGGTCAGTCTCCGTCTCGGCCACACCGGTCATATTTGCGTACACCGCAAGTCCGGTTGCAACCGCTCCGGCCGCAATTGCAAGCGCGCCCATGGAGCTAAGGGACTGTACAAGGTTCAATGCGCCCTGTGCAACTGCACCGGCCTTTGTCGCTGCGGTATAACCCTCCATGCTCAACCCTACGGTTTTTAACGTAGTTGCAAAATTGGCAATATCCTTGGCCATCAAGACGGCGTTCATCCCGCCAATGGCGGTGCCCGCCGTGATGGCTGCTGCGCTGATTTTTTGTATCTTCCCATCCAGTTCCCCGGAACTCAGTTTTTCGGAAAACTCGGATATTTCCTCAGATGCCTTTTTTACTGCTTCGGTCGCGGGTTCCGAAAATTTGTCATAAAACGCGATGCCTACGCTTTCGGCGGCGCTGCCCAAAAGGGTAAGTTGCCCTTTCAAGTTGTCGTTCATGGTTTTCGCCATGTTTTTTGCAGCGCCGTCCGAGTGCTCGATTGCCGTCGTTAATTTTTTAAAATCTGCGTCGCTGCCGTTCATCAACGCCAAGAAACCAGACATTGCGTTCTTTCCGGCAATACCGGCGGCATACTGTGCCTTTTCCGTCTCTGTGAGCGCCGCGAACTTTTTTCGCATTTCCGTGATTAGCTTGTTGAGCGGCTTTGCCTCGCCGCTTGTTTCCGTCATGGAGATTCCAAGCCGCTCCATGTACATAGCGTTCTCGTCTGATGGTTTTGCGAGGTTCGTCAGAGCGCCGCGCAATGCGGTGCCGGCCTGTTCTCCCTTGATGCCGGCATTGGCCATGACGCCGATTGCAACTGCCACATCCTCAACGCTATACCCGAGTGCGCCAGCCACTGGGGCGGCGTATTTAAATGTTTCACCCATCATGGACACGTTTGTATTTGCATTCGAGGATGCAACCGCGAGCACGTCCGCGAAGTGACTGCTGTCCGAAGCGCTCAACCCAAAAGCTGTCAGTGCGTCGGTGACAATATCAGATGTTGTGCCAAGTTCTTCGCCTGACGCTGCGGCAAGGTTCATAATACCTTCAAGGCCGTCGACCATATCCGCCGTTTTCCAGCCCGCCATAGCCATATATTCGAGGGCTTGCCCGGATTCCGTAGCCGTAAATTTTGTAGTCGCGCCCATTTCCTGCGCTTTAGCCGTTAAAGTTTCCATATCTTCGGCTGTTGCGCCGCTGATCGCTCCAACTTTGGACATTTGTGCCTCAAAGTCCATGCCGACCTTTGTGCTTGCCGCGTCTATACCGGCAGCAGCGCCAGCTACCGCAAGCGCGGCGGTATTGACCGCCTGCATCGTCCCAGCAGCTTTTTGCAACTGGTCGCTCATCTGGGAAACGCGCTCGGCTGCTTCCTTCTGTGCCTGCTCTAGCTCCTGCGCTTTACGGGAAGCTTCTTCCTCGGCTTCGGAGTATCCCTCCGCAGCACGCTTTGCTTCGTCCAAGGCGCTACAGTTTTCTTGCAACTCACGTTCGAGTTTGTTCAGATCAGATGTAGCTTTATTAACCTGCTGCTGCCACTTCTGCGTAATATCGCTGTTCTCACCGTACTTTTCCTTTGCCTTATCCAATCCTTCACGCATCGCGAGCAGTTTTTTAAGCTGCGCACTAATTTGTTGCGTTAGGACTTTTTGCTGTGCGGTAAGTTTTGAAACGCTGGTGTCGTTCTTGTTATAAGCAGACGTTACGGCCTGCATTTCTGTGTCAAGCGTCTTTAACCTTGTGTTGATGGATGTAATTGCATTTCGAAATTCTTTTTCGCCCTCAATGCCGATCTTTGGGCCAATATCGTAAGCCATACCGTCACCTTTCCTAAATGTAAGTAAAAGAAAAGCAACCACCCGAAGATGATTGCTTTCTCGTCATTTATTTGTTGTGCGCTCTGTACAAACGCATGAACAGGTCAAGACCTAGCTCGAAAGGCTCGCCGTTTTCTTCTCCACTTACATACCAATAAAATCCTTTTGCGCATTTCAGCTCATAGCCGTTTTCATCCATGTGTCTTTGCACGTCGGGCGGGATATAGGGTGTAACGCTCATGCTGCGCCCCGCTCATACCGCACACCATAGCTTTTGCCTTTGTATGCAATGACTGCCGGATAATTGTGGCGCTCTAGCCACAGGCCTACCTTGTGCAAAACTGATTCGGTGTACTGCCAGTTTGTCCCACTGTGGCCGCTGGACGCGCTCTGAAATGGCGCAAGCTCCTTCTCATCATCCAGCACATCTACCTGCGCGATGATTGCTCCAACCGCCTGTGCGTGCGGTTTTCCTGACTTGGACATGATGCCGAGCTGTTTTGCAATCGCGGTCGCATCAAACAACCGCTTGTTCAGCGTGATTCCCTCCAGCGGGATTTCCACCCCGACCGGCGCATATAAGCTTTTCATCGCCACTGCCACAAACTGCGGCGCCATCCCAGCTTCCTTGAGCGTCTGCCGGATAATGCGCGCTGCACTGTTGACTTCGCCCAAGCGCTGCTGTGCTTTTTTTGGCGTAACATATTCGCCGTGCTTGCGGATAGACGGCAGAACTTCGGAAGTAACCCAATGCTTAAAGGCCTTTGCGGTTTCAAGTTTGCTGCCGAAAATGAGGGCATACAGGCCAGATTCGTTGATAATGGTGGTCTTGCTCTTGTAGTTTGAACCATCACCCTGAATCAGGGTAGTGGTTTTATCCGTGTCGTCAACATGGGCCGCAATCGCATTTTCCGGTTTTGCATACCCAAGCGCCGCCGCAACATCCTTACCAACAAAACACGGTTCACCGTCTTTTTCAAAGCCACGAATCCGCCCGAACTGTTCATTCTCAAAAATCTGTAACTTGTTCATGCATACACCTCCTGCATCATTTTGACCGCATAACGAAAGCCAACCAGAAATCCCAATCTTTCAGATGTACACTGTACGTTTGTAAGGGCCTCGTCCAAATCGTCTTGATGAAATGCGTTTCCGGGCTCAAACAGCCTTTTGACAATCTCGGCTACTTCGGTATTTTGCTCGTTATATAGCCGCTTAAAATCTTCGCGTTCATATTGCACGTCAAATGCGTCGTCGTAATATTTTTCGATAATCTCTGGGAATTTTACCTTGTTCATTTTGCAAATACCTCCATGATGTCAGTTGCCAAGCATGGGAGGTGCATGGTATAATATTTACACCTCCACATGTTGGTGGTTCTTGGACACTCGTTTTATCGCTTCCTACGACGGACGGGTGTCCTTTTATTTTACCTTTTCGTAGACCTCTCGAATTCCTTGCCGAATCACATCCGCTTTACTCATTCCTGTTTTTTCACAGCAAATTTCAAGCAATCTTACATCTTCATCGGACATACGAATTCTAGTTTCATGATTCTTTGGATCACTTGTTGGTCTGCCTGTTCGTGGTGACATCTCATCACCTCCATTCTTTTGTGTCACCATAATTATATTATATATTTGGTGATACAAAAGTCAAGAGGTTTTAAGATATTTTTGCATAATAAAACCACCCTACGTTTGTAAGGTGGTTTTGCGCTTTATTGAAGTCTGAATTTTGCTAAATCCATATAGCGCATGCCATATTCGTTTGTTTTGATTGCATCTTTGCCTATTTCAATACGTCCAGTAGTACCGAAATCAAGATTTATTCTATCCCACGATGAGTCCAGTTCACTATGATTGAGGATTTCGTCGGTAATGCTCGAAGCTCTAGAGTACGCCAAATCATCAATCGACAAAAAGCCTAAGTCGGCGTGAGATAAATCTACCGCGACATTTAGTATTCTGTCATTAAGGGTAATGCTGGTAATGTATTCATCATCACCCACGCATTCGTCAAGATCGTCCATAAGCGCAAACAGTTCGTTGTCTCCCTTGAGCGGTTCATCATCTTGTGTATCGTCCGTGCTTGTGAGTTGATCTTTTTTAGCGACATGTGCGCATATTTTCGTCGTGTACTCAGTTCCTCCCAAAGTTGAAACAGCCGCGTGATATACATCGCTATATCCTTGATATTCTGCGTATACGCATACATACTCTCCAACTTCCGGCAACTTAAAGTATTGTCTTAAATCCGCGCCATTAATCATTTCACCGAAATCATTGTTTTTTAAAATCATATCCACCGGATCATGTATTACCATTTCGCCGTGCTCGGTTTCTAAAACGAAAAAACCGTATCCGGATGGTGAATCGCTTTTGGAAACAATGCGCGTAACTTCCCCTTCAAACTTATAGAGCGTTCCTCCCAAGCCATTTTCGCTCGCTGGGGTTACGAAAATAGTTGAAGGTATCGAAGGTTCGAATGCCGAAACATCCGCAAACTCTTTTATCTGTGCTGGATACACAGTCGGCTCAATCTGTTCAGCCTGATCGCGGCATCCGTTTAAACATATCGCACACAGCATCGCCAGAAACAGCAGCATTTTTTTCATATAGATATCCCCTCCTTTTGCACAATCGTACCATAAAGGGAAGAGAATTTCAACGCTACAACAGGTCTGGTATCATATCTTCATCGTCTGGCACAAATTTTTCCTTTGCGCCATATGCAATTTGACGGCAGGCAATCATATCCCGCAGCTCCCCGAACGGCATGCAATCGAGCTCAGCACGCGGGATATTCAGCGACCTTCCGTGGTAGTAAAACCACGCAAAGCTCAATGGCTCTGCGTGGCTTCTGCGTTTTTTGTGTCAGGCTCGACCTCCACCGTGGCCGCAATGCCCGCGGATACAGCTTCCAAAACAGGGCCGCGTGCGTCGAGCAGTTCGGTGATGGACATTACAACCTGCAAATCCACCGCCGATAGCGTCGGGACTTTTCTATGTTCTATGATATCCGCATATGCCGCGCCCTCGCGCATCAGCAGCGCCAGTACCCACGCAACTTCTGCGGCAATACTTGAAGCGGTCTTTTCGCCAGCGCTTTCGTTGTCGGGCTTTACAAAAAATGCATCGTTAATGCCGCCGAGCGTGCCGTACTTTTCCATTACAGCGTTTGCCGCGCGCGTGGAAAAATTCAGCAAATAATCAGTCCCTGCGATCTGGATAGGCTTAATTCGTTCCACAATGTTTCCTCCTTACGCGCTCGGCGCATTCGTAATATTGAGACACTGCTTGATGTATGCAATCGCCGTTGCCTCGTCCGGCACAGTGACTTCCCGCTTCCACGGATGTTTATCCGCATCCGAGCGCAGGATTGTGCCCTCAATGGTAGGCGTCTTCCATTCAACGCTTTCGCCCTTGGTCGTAGCCGCATCCTCCGGCACGTTGAACATGATCTTGGGGAATACCACCGCACGGAAACTGGGCTCGCCGTTCCGCTTTTTTGGAATAATCACGCCAAACCCAAGATAAGGCGTTACAGCGTCCTCATCGTATACCAGTTCTTTTACTTTTCCGGATGCCTCGCCGATCGTAATTTCCTTAGGCGTAATGCCAAGGATTGCCGCCGACGCCTCTGTGGTCAGATCGTCAGTCGTGATGCTGATCGTGCCGTTGGAAAAACTGCGGTCGGATTCTGCAATGCCGTCATCTGCGTACAAGTTGTTGTCATCGCCGCTTTCGATGCTGGCGGAAAACTCCACAGCCTTTGCAAGCAGCCCGCCGCCCGAATAGGTGACTGCGCCGGATTCTTCTGCATAATTATAGATTGCATAATACGGTTTTCTCAGTCCAATTCCTGCCATAATAAAATTCCTCCATTATTTTATGATTTTTTTGATTTCTTCGTCGATTACTTGCTCCATTTTAGCCTTTGCCGCTTTTTTTGTAGAGTTTACTGCCGGACGGACAAAGGCATGCTTTTCGCGGACTGATGAGCCGCTTTCTACTGCCCGCGCGAGCATCTGATTCGGCAGTCCTTTTGGATACGCTTTCGTGGGGATGCTGCCATAGCCATCAAAACCGATTTTGGCGCTCCAGTCCCAATTCCCGTCCTGCTTGATTGGCGTGATGCCAAAAGATTCCACGAGGTCTTGCTTTTGCGACTTTGGAAGCCCGGAAAACTTGTCGTCGTCGCGCAGATACCGGAATTCTTCGGTGGGCAGCGCTTCCAAGTTCGCTTTGATTGCGTCGGCTACGATGCCCGCGGCCTCGTAGATTGCTTTTTTCGCGATCTCGTCCGAGCCGGTTGCCAGCTTTGATAGCTTTAGCGCATAATCGTCCCCCGCTTTGAACGTCATCCTTGCCATTATCCTACCTCCCATACCCATTCATAGTGGATGTACCGGGTGTCATCCTCGTGCTGGATGCTGTTCAGTCGATAAGAGATATCCGCATCCGTCAAGGCTTGCTGGATTTTATCCACGTTTGAGTCGTTCTCTGTGCGGGTGAAGTAATCGATTGTGCCTTGAATAACCTGACCAATCATCTTGCCGTCCGCCCAGAGGGTATCCCCGGAAGAATCCTCCGCCCAGACAATGTACTTATCCGGCTTTTTGATCGCTGTGTAATGCGATACCGGCACGCCAACGGCCAGCAGTGCGTCTTTAACTGTCTGCAAATTCATAGTCCTGCTCCAGTCTGGTCAACGTCAGATCCATCACCGGCGGCGTGATATTTTCCGGTTGCTGCGCCAGCGTTATGCGGTACTGCTTCCCGCCCCATACCGCAATGTCCTGTGCGGATACGGTATCACGATATGGGCAGCGCAGCACCGCATCTACCTGTTGATTTGCCTGCAACGCAGTGTAATACCGCTTGATACCAACCGTGCGGCGATGAAAACGCAGCGTTTCTTTCAGCTTCAAGCCGTCTTGCGGCATATTGCCCGGCTCTGCGATATCTTGCACGTCGTAGATTTTTACAATGCCGTCGTTAAACGTCTGCTGATTCATCTTTCACCCCCGTATTCATCTGCAATCCAATCAGCTCATGCAAATAGGTTGGCTGAAACTCATTCAGCGCATCGGCGCGTACATATCGCACATAATCGAACAGCAGCGCGCGCGGCGCGTCCTCGGCTGTATAGTCAAGCGCCGCGCCTGCAATGCCGTCCAGATATTTCATTCCGCGTGTCAGGATTCCGTAGAGTTTCAAGTCTCCGTCCGGGTCGTCCCACGTAATATCGAGATAATTCCGGGCGCTTCGCAGCAGTTCTTTATCCGCACACCTTTCCATCGCCCGTTACCTCCTTACGCCTGTTCCTTCGTCTTTACCGTGCCCTTAATTTCGTTCACAACGACTTCCTGTACATACGGGGTCAGGCCGGTAATATCCAGATACACAAACGCATTTTCGTCCATTGCACGGCCGTTGCCGTACAACTTAATCTTGTACATGCGCTGATCCTCCAGGAATTTGTACTCGTCAGAGTACTCAATGCGGCCGCTGCGGCCAATGCCGCCGCCGAGCCCCATAAAATAGCGCTCTGCAAGACCCATGACTGCGTAGCCCTCCGGAACCGCAGTAGACTGCACGACGCGGGTCGGGAACGGAAATACTCCGGAATTGAAGCCGCCATCCGTTGTGCGCGGCGTGGTCGCCGGGAAAACCTTTACGAAATAGTCTTTTGGATTGACAACAAGCAACACCGAATCAATCGCCCGCCGCTTGTTGTTCGGCGCCTGCGACAGTGTGTTCAGAAGCGTGCCGTAAGTCGTTGTGTCAAGCGCAGTAATTTTCGTGGCCGCCTTGCGCGGGAACACGCCGCCGGAATCTCCGGATAGCTTGCGCGTCATACCAAGCGGCTTGCCTTTGCCGTCGCCGTCCACAATGGCAGTTTCCAAGCCAACCGCAATTGCTTCTGCAAGCAGAGTGCGCACGTAGCGATCGAGCCACGCGGGACCAAGATCAAGCATGGCATTGCATACCGGGATAAACGCGGACAGCTTGTTTTTGCCAAGTTCAATCACCGAGAATGCGCCGGAAAGCTCGTCATCGATTTCGCCGCACAGGTCGCCCCATCCTGCCACGCCCGAAGAAGTGGACATGATCCACTGAGTAATCGCGCCGGTGTTTTGGAATGCGATTGCGTCCAGTAGCGGGTGGCTTTCGGTCAGGTACTTGAATACCTCGTCGATGACAGTTTTCGGCATGACATCATCAATGAGCGTGACCGCCTGCTTGGGGTCGACCGACTTCATTGCGTCAATCATCTTGTTGTAATATTTGGTTTCTTCCGCCGTGAGCTGGCGCACGCCGCGCTGTGCGAGGATTGCCGCGTCCGCGTGCGCGGAAACCTCGTTAAATTCATTTTCAACCGTCTCTGCGATGTGCTGCGCCATTTCCATCTGTGCCGCCGCCATGGCGTCCTTGTCGCCTGATTCCATCGCATCAGTCATCTTTTCCTTAATGGCCTCCATGGTCTGCGTATTCAGCGCAAGCTTAATTTTGTTGTCCATTTAGTTACCCTTTCTGCTAAAAGCATTCCAAAAATTGTCGTTCTTCGGTTTCTCCTGCGGTTTATTTGCGGAAATCGCTTTGATGTACTCCTTGACCGCGCCAATTTCGCGCATCACAGCAGACAAATCCACTGCGCCCATTAGGCGGTTGTATATCGCTGCGTTTGCGTTTGCGCTCACCTTTTCAGACGGTTCCAGTGTGCCGATGCGGGTTGCAAAGCCCTTTTCCAGCGCTTCCGCCGCCGGAATCCAAGTTTCATTATCCAGCATCTTTTGCAATTCGTCCTCACCGATATTTACAATCGACAGCAGCGCCGTTTTGGACGTTTCATTAATCGTTTCCAGATCGTCCGCAAGTTTTCGCAATTCTTCCGCATTTCCGGCCGCACGCGACCATGCATTGTGAATCATTAACAGCGACGTATCATACATGACGCGCTCGTCGCCTGCCGCAAAAATCGTCGCAGCAATCGAGCATACAAACCCGTCGGCGTAGGTAACGACTTTCGCCCTGTGCCGCTTAAGCGCATTATAAATTGCTATGCCCTCTGCAACCTCGCCGCCTGGTGAATTCATGTAAACATGAATGGTATCCACGTCCAGCCCCTCGACTATCTTTGAAAGGTTATAGCTGGACACGTCCGATTCAAGCCACGGCCAGCTTGTGATTTCGCCGTAGATCATAATCGACGCCTCCTTGCCGCTGGTTTCCATAGAATAATATTTTCTTCTCACTCAATTTCACCTCCAATCTGTTTGAGTGCGTTTTCGAATGTGCTGTAATTGTTTGTGATAAAATGTGTTTTTGCCCACGGTTCATCCACCTCCGGCAGGCCGAGCATTTTAAAGATATCGTTTGCGCAGCACACGCCGCATGCCACCAGCTTATCCACGTTCACTGCCGAATCCAGCAAATCCACGTGTTTAATCTGCGTAGTGTCAATGATTAGATCGTTTCCGTTTTTCAGCATCGCCTTACCCAATGTCGGTTCCTTGCGCACTATTTCTTCCCGCAGGAAGTCGGCCAGCGGGTCAATGCAGGTGGTCAGAAACAGGTCTACCGCGTCCGACGTACCCTCCACATCGCCGCGCAGCAGCGCGGGCGGGATGCCGAATGCCTTTGCCGTGAAGTCCGAGATGTCATCGATCATCGAACGGATGTCGCGCGTGCTCTCGTTGGCGTAGGTCTTACTGACACCAAAGGGCTCCAACGCAACGCCCTTGCCGACCGGGGCCACGCCGCCGTCGGCTGCCATGAACTCACTGTATCGTTTAGTCTGCGCGGCCAGCCATTTTTCAGCGGCCCCTTCTGCGGACAAATTCACGTTCGGCGGCAGCGCTTCATATTTGAACAGCGCCTTATTGCCGCGCGAGGTCTGGTATGCCCGCATGCAGTATGCCAGCAGCCCCGAATACTGGTCGTTCACCAGATCAAGCACGCTGTTTATGCCCCTGCCGTGGATTTCGTTTCGCATGTTCCAGTACATTACCTGTTGCGCCTTAAACGGGCTGCGGAAGGTGGTATCCCCAACCGTTACGCTCTCAAAGGCATCCGGTTTTGTGCCGCCCTCGTTCCGCACAAAGCTGTCCGCGACATACATCTGGTTTTGCCGGACGATCACTAGGCATTCCCGTTCGGTATACAACTTGTAAATAAGCTGCCGCATAAACTGGCTGCTGCTCTGGTTATCGTTCGGCTGCACGTTCCAGCGGTACCAAAGCTCGCCACGCATTTCTTTTCCTTTGGCGTAGGTCTTGATTTCGCATTTACACATACAGCGCGCGATCAGGTCAATGGCATGAAAGAGCGCCATCTCCCGATAGGCCGCATTGCGCATCAGCTCCCGCAGGTCGCTCAGGTTTGAGCAATCCCCATCCACAATAACGGCGCCGCCCAAAAAATTGATGATCCAGTTTTTCAGTCCCATTGCTTCCACCTCCTTACCATGTGACCGGGCCAACATCGTACCAAACAATATTCGGCGCAGCCAGTTCGTTTTCAATCACCATAGAAGCCACCAACGCCATAAACGGATCGGTCTTCCGGCTCTTGGCCTCGATCTTTGCGTAATAAAAATTTCCCGTATCCGTTCCATCCTTACGGCCAGACCGGACAAGTTTTGTGTTGTTTGTCGCCCACCGCAGTTGAGGACAGTCGCCCCAGGTGAAATACTGGTTATTGAAACAGCTGTCGATGACCGGCTGCACCTTGTAAATATCGCTCGGGCGCACCAGATAGAGGTTTTTGTCCTCCGGCGTAAAACCAATTTTTGAGAGCGCGTCACGCATCAGGGCAAACCGGAAATTATCCAGCGCAATCTTTACGATCGTGTACTTTTGCGCCATTTCCGCGATATAGCGCGCAATGCACTCGGGTGCAATCTCCACCTCGTCCACAACCGTAATGCCGTCCCATTCCCGCCATGGGGCTTTGATCCGCGCCAGTTCGGGAGAACGGACACACACCCACGAGTGGCTGATATCAAACCGCTGTTCTCCCTTGCGGAAGTGCAGGTTAACCGACGCCCAGTCATACAGCCGCGCATAGTCGATGCCGCAGGTGCACGCCCAGCTTGTCAGGTCAGGCAGCGGGCGGTTGGTTGCCGCGATGTTCTCCCAATCTGTAACAGCAATTTCCTTGTCGCTCTGCGGGATGTTCATGCGCTTGGTCATGAACGCGGGAAGCTGGTGCGGATTCCGCTTCCACTCCGCATACTCTTTCCGAATTTCCTCCATAAGGTCGGGCCGGTATGGCAGCGATGGATTTGCCATCTGCCAGTTTTCCGGATCGTCCACATCTTCTTTCGTGTTCAGCTTACAGATGAACGGCAGGAAACCATTGTCCGCTTCACCGCCGCGCAAAATCGCGTCCGCACTTGCTAGAAGATCGTCCAGAGGGCCGTCCCGCACGTCGCCGTTGGTCGTGTAATACGTCCGGCGGGGATGCTTTTTCTTGCCAAGGCCAGTTGTGAATACGTTGATATTCGCATAGTTTTCGTACTGGTGGATCTCATTGAAAATGCAAATGCCGGATCGCAGGCCGTCTTTTCCTTTCGGGCTGTTGGTGCGGCCTTTCATGACCGAGTGCGTTTTCAGTCCCGTGACCTGCTCTTTCGTCCAGTAAAAATGCTTTTTGAGCTTTTGGGTCTGGCTTGGGGTATCCAGCGCTTCAATGACGTCAAAAACCGGCCGCATGGCCTGTTCCTCGTTGTTGGCGCAGATGTCCACATCATAGCCCTTGATGCCGTTGTACGGCGACATCAGGCACATGGACTGCCACGCAATTGTGCCGTCCTTTCCCGCGCCGCGTCCGATCAGCGCTATCGCATCCGGCCAGCGCGGCATACCGTCCACCCGGTAAGTACACAGATGCAGCCCAATGAAAAAAGCCTGCCACGGGAAAACCACCTCGAAAGGGAAATACCGCGCAAGGCTTAGATAATGTTCCAGTTGTTCAGCGTCCGTGTGGATATCCTCCGTATCAAAGCAGCGGCGGACATGCTCCACCAGCAGATGTTGTTCCTCGCACGCCCGGATTTCCTCCTTCTCAACCATCTCCATATACCGGAGGATATGCGGGTTCAGCTTACAGTGGGTCATCGCCGTCACCCTCCGTTTGCGTGGGCTTGATCTGCAACGCATTCAGAATATTGAGCATCTGCACATTGACCTTGATTTTATCTGCGATGGAATCGTTGCGCTTCTTGCCGCTCTGCCCGCCGCCGTTATTGTATGTCACGACTACACCCCGGCTCTGGATATCGTCGGTCAGCAGGCATTTATCCACCCAAAAGCTCATGTAATCCTCTACAAGGTCGGTGTAATACTTGCCCACCGTGCCGTTTCGCTCCAACTGGTCAAGTAAATCCTGCCGGATTTCCTGATACTTTTCACAATTCAAATATTTTTTCGTCTTTGCGCTTGCCATATTACCACCACCTTTACGCGCATGCGCGATTTTTCCACAGGGAGGCACCCTAGCCGAGTATACGCCATTCAGATTAATTTGCATTTATTTTGACCGGGGGTATACTTCAACGAACTCCCCTCTAAAGCATTCAAAATTTTTCGCGTGCCGAATATCTTTCGTGTGAGTACAAGCACTGTCAGCGCACATGCATTTATCACAAGCGCGTCTGTCGCAGACATACAAAACTTTGCGCTTGCTTCGTTCGGCCTCAAACGCGGAAATCAAAAATTGAACGCATTTTGAAAAGTCTTGTTTTGGTCCTTCACACCATCCCGAATAACTTGGGCATTCGTCTTTGTAATAGCAGCTCATTACCATCTCTCCTCAGTTAGTGGTTTCTTTTTTTGTTTGTATCGCTTTAACTGCTCCGGATGTTCTGCTGCGTGGCAGTCATCGCACAATGATACAAGCTGCCGCGTCTTTGTTCCATCAGGCTGAACTTCCCACATAGATAATGCGAGGTCTGGCCGGTCACGCAGATGCTTGACGTGATGCACCATTGTCGCTCTGCTATATCTACCGCGCGCTTTACACTTTTGGCATTCGCACTTGTCCATCGCAAGCACTTCGCGCCGTTTCTTTTTCCAATCATAAGAAACATAGAAAGCAAGGTCGTTGCTATCGGCGAGCCATTGCTTGATCTGCTCCTGCGTAACCATCTTGTCTTCTCCAAAACAAAACCGCCCATGGAATCCATGAACGGCTGAAATATTCTTGTGTTTTTTAAACTTTTTTTGCTTTTTCTGTTGACATTTACGTTACGTAATGGTATAATAAAACCATAGAAAGGAGGTCACAGAAATGGATAAAGTCCATGATTTGCTAGAGATAGCAAAGGACTTGCTCGAAATCCTCGTCTTAATCTTGACAGCCCGACAGCTCAAAAAGACTAAGAAACGCAAAAGGAAATAAGCAAGTCCCGGAGGGGTGGAAAACACCCCTCCCCCTTTCAAGGGACTTTATTATACCATATTCTGAACGCATTATGAATAGAAAACAAGTAAATATTCTGTTGATTGTGCTTGTGGTGCTGAATGTGCTTGACGGCGATCTCTCGCATCCGTCTACACTCGACTTCATCAAGTTCGCATTGCTCGCATTTTGCATCTACTTCAACAATAGGAAGGATCGCTAACATGGAAACGAAACCCATCAAATTATCACCCAAACGCGGCGGAAACGGATATGTTTCAAGCTATTCTATAAACCTTGGTTGCGCCGAGGTGCGTGACGTTGGCTTTCTCGATGAAAACGGTACGCCGCTCGCCGTCGAAAAGGTGATTGACATTGAACACAATCAAATTATCATCAGGTTGGCCGGGGAATAATCCTCGGCCTTTGCCGTTTACGAAAAAGCACCCCCGAATCTCGAAGGCGCTCTTATCTCAAGTTTCATGCCGCCGCAAAGAGCAGCCGGAATGTTTCTCGTCCTTTTGGTGTAATCAGCGTCTGCGTGCCTCCCCAGCCGGTCTTTTCGTTGACGCATTCCTTGAGATCGAATAACCCGCTGTCAACATACTGCTGGTACGGCTGCAATTTTCCCTTTTTATCGCGGTAAATGTACTTATGGTCGATCAGGAATGTTACGAACTTCTTTGGCGGTACTCCGAGCTGTTTTGCGGCTTCACGGAAGTTGGTTAGCAGATTTCGGTCAACCAGCTCATCAAAATAATCCGCCTTAGGCTTCATGATCTGATTATCTACGGTCAGAGTGGCGTTTGCCGCTTCCAGCACCTTCCGCTTGTCCTGTTCTTCTTTCAGCGCCGTGCACAACTGGATCATAGTGTCCGGGTTGAGAATCGCGGCTTCCAGCGTCTCAGGCGTCATGTACGCGCCGTGCTTGCGAATTGTCGGAAGAACCTCCGATGTAACCCATTTGCGGAATGGCTTTGCCTCCGGCTTGTCCGAACGAAGGATAACGGTGTAAAGACCAGATTCGTTGATAATCCAAGACTGCCCCTGACGACCTAAGTCTAACTTAGCCCGTTCATCTTCATCCAATCGATCAGCTACCACCGTCGGGTTGCTCATCCCAATTACCGCGCATACATCTTTGAGCACAAACCACGGTTCGCCGTCGCGCTCAACGGTGCGAACTTTGTTATTTTGATAATTGAAAACCTGTAACTTGTTGTTCATTGTGTGTCCTTTCTCTGTAAAGTGGAAAGGAGCGGCGGGAGCATACCCCGCCATGCGTCACTCCAATACCTGTCCCCATTTCGGGGTTGACCGATCAATTGTGGGAACGGCTGGATTTGAACCAGCACCATCATAGTTTAAACTATGCATTGCTCCTCCAACGAGCTACGTTCCCGTATCGCCGGACACAGCTTGTAAGCCCGGCAAATATAAAATTTTGAGATTGCCCCTCCGCCCTCACGCAGGCTTTGAGGCATATCCCTCCCAGCACTGGCCGGGAGGGTAAAGAGGGAAGGAGGAAACATGAATGCCGTACCGTCCGTTTGAGTTCAGCCCTTTGGGGCTTTGCTCAATTACTATTGTACATGTTTTGGTTCGGCATTTTCGGCAGGTTCACTCTTCCGTAAAAAAATGTTATGCTTTCGTCTTGGATAACTTTCATCGGTTTCACCCATGCGAAACGCCACCTGTTGCCAGCTCAATCCGTTCACGTACCGCAAAGACAAGATCATCCGCATCTGCGCGTCTTCTACGCTTGCTATGTACCTAATCAGCCGATTGTATTCCACCACCGACTGCCGTACCTTAAGGTCGATCAGGTCGCGCTGCTCCGCGATCAGGATGGCAAGGTCTCCGATCTTATCCCCCGCACTGTTGACATGCGGCAGGCCGGTGATGCTCTGCGTGCAACCCTCTGATGCTGCTGTGAGTTCCTCTAGCTTGTGTTTTTCCTCTTCGATCTCACGGTTCAGCCAATAAAGCTGAGATAGTTCCTTTTTGGTCATTTGTGCTCCTTTTTGATGACGCGCCGATTCCCAAATGCGTTGATTACGTTCCGTGTCTCGGGTTCCTGTGCGGCGCCCTCCTGCCGTACCGGACACGGCTCTGCATCTCCTCGCAGATGCCCGGTTTCCAGCGCATAATGGCAGCAGTGCAGGGTATCTGCGCGCCCTCCGCGCAGCGGCTTCCAATACCGGCAGCCCTCACACATGGCGCTCTGCCTCCATCCTGTGAAGCTGCCGCTTTACCTTGGCTTCCATGACCTCCCGCAGCTCTGCGCGGTCAATGTGCATCAGATACCGCATCTGCTTGGTCATAATTATCACGTCGGCTATCTCGTCAATGACTGCCGAGCGTCCACCCTCGCCGTTCACGAGCTTGCTGAGCGCGGCGGACAGCTCGCTGCATTCCTCTGCGGTCTTGATCGCCTGATGGCGAAAGCCATAATGATTTGCGATTCGTTTGATTTTTTCGTAATGTGTCATGATTCCTCCTTCAAATCCATCTTTGCGTCGCAGTTTGGGCAGCAATTTTCTTTCCAAAGCAAATTTTTCCTGAACACATGGATACAATTTGAGCATTTTAATCCGGCATTTGTATGACGGATAGTCCCAAACCCATGAATGCACGGTTCAATGTAGTCACATTTCTCCCACCGCGCATGCCGGACCTCGGCAAATTCCCGTAAATCTTCATACGGGCAGGCCCCAAGATTACAATATCCACCAGTCTTTTCGCAGATTCCTCCGTGCTGTTCGTGGACGCAAAACTTAGCCATATTCGTCACCTCGTTTCAAAAGTCTGTCCGAAATACGTGCTCAACCAGCCATTTTTCAGATCGTCCCCGCTGTTCCGGTGTGATTGATGAAATCCAGTTTAAAATATCATTGTGAAGCTGTCTGTTATTCGTTACCCTCGCATAGACGGTAAGTGCAGCAACAGCGGCGGGATCTTTGTAAGGTCGTAAAACAAAGCAATTATCAACCGGTTTGCCCGTATCAGCCTTCAAAACGATATACTTGCGCTTTAGTCCGTTACAATGATTGTGACCGTCTACCATTGCGCCGATTGGCGGTTCCGGCAGCTCACACAGTGTGGAGCAAAGCCGATGCCGGTGGCCTTGTCCGGGTCTTCAGTGTATTCGCAAGAAATGGTCTGGCCGTTAGGCGTAACGATCTTCTTGCTTCCGGAGCGGGGCTTCTCAACGTAGTAACGCGGGCTGGCGTCACACGGCTTGGGCTTCCCGCCAGGCGTCCTGATCAAGACGATAGCCGCGCCGCAGCCTTTACAGACAGACTCTCTCATTTCTCGCTCTCCTCATTCCCGTACATAAACGCGCCGTGCGCCGCATATCTTTCGCGCTCCATCTCGCATGTTCCTCCATCCAGCGCAGGTGCTCCTGATACGCAACCTCGCGGTAGTTTAACCATCTGACGCAGGCCGGGCACATCTCGCG